GTATGTTGATAAAGACGATGTTAAAGCAAACATTGGTTTATCTGGTACTTCACAAGATGACAATATTGATAGAGCAATTGACGCTGCTTCTAGGTTAATTGATAATTATTGCGGTAGAGTTTTCTATGAAACAACAACTACTACTGTAAAATATTTTACACCGTATCACGAGGATTATTTATTAGTTGATGATATAGCAAGAACAACAGATTTAGTTATCCAACTAGATACAACAGATGACGGAACATACGACACAACCTTAACCGAGGGAACTGATTTTTATTTACTACCAGTTAATCCAGAAATTAATAAAATTACAGACGGAATAACTTACTACGAACCATACACACAAATAAGAATTTTAACTACTAGAAGTAGTGAAAGATTTGATGTAAACATAGTTAAAAATGTAAAGATAACTGCATATTGGGGATATTCAAAAATACCTGACCCAATAGTTGAAGCAACTTTAATTCAAGCTATTAGATTATGGAAAAGAAAAGATAGTCCATTTAATGTTTTTGGTAATGAGGCGACAGGTGTTGTTCAATTATTTAATCGTATGGACCCAGACGCTAAAGAACTTATTAAAAAATATAGAAAATACAAACTATAATGGCTCAATTTACGGCTCAATTTAAAATTGAGGGAATACCTAGATTAAAGAAAAGAATAAAGTTATATAATCTAGCAGGATTACCTATTAGAAATTTTTTAAAAGATTATGCAGATGAAGTTGTAAAACAATCTAAAAAAGCAGTTCCAATTGATAGTGGTAGATTAAGAAACGGAATTCAATCAAGACCAATATTTTCTGTAGGTAGAATACCTAATCAAATAACCGTCCATTCATTTTCTAAACACGCAAGTTTTGTTCACGGTGTTGGACCAAAACATAAAACAACTGAGCCGTGGGCTAGAACAAAACCACATTGGCCACCTGCTAAACCTTTGACTGCTTGGGGACCAGTTAAGTCTGGACAGATACCAGTTTATTTAGTTCAAAAAGCTATTGCTGAAAAAGGAACACCACTTGTTCCGTATTTAATTATAGGTGCTAAAAATTCAGAGCCAAAAAAGAAACTATTATTAAAAAGAACTGCTTTAGAAATTGAGTTAGCATACAAAGCAGGTAGAAAGGTTTTATAATGGTAGCTTTAAGTTCAATTAGACAAGGTATTGGAACTAACTTAGGAAGTATCTCTACTTTATCAGTTTATAATTTTATGCCTGATTTTCTAGAACCACCTTGTGCAGTTGTTGGTGTAATGGACCAAATTGAATACGATAGCACAATGAACAGAGGAACAGATAAATACCAAATACCAGTTTTAGTTATTGTATCAAGAGTGGACGCACAAGATAGTCAAGATACCTTAGACGGATTTTTAGCTAATACCGGTAGTTCTAGCGTGAAACAAGCAATTGAAAGTGATGTAACATTAGGTGGTGTTGTTAGCACAGTAAGAGTAACAGAAGCTAGAGATTATGGTGTGTATAATATGAATAACACAGATTATTTAGCGTGTAATTTTATAGTGGAGATAATTGGATGAAATATAAAGCGAAAGTAAAAATAACAATTAAAAATAAAGTAATTAATGAAAATAAAATAACTGATGAAATTCCAGAGGAATCGGCTAAATGGTTATTAGAACAAGGTTTAATAGAAAAGGTTAAAAAAAATGCCAAGGCATAGTAGTTATAGTGGACGAGGTGGACGACAAAGAACTGGCCGAGGTAGAAATGGTGGTAAAAGATAATGGCGTTTATACACGGTAAAGATACAACAATATATTTAGGAACAACAGATTTATCTAGTTATGCAAATGCGTTTGATGTAGCTAGAACTGCTGATGTAGCAGAAACAACAACTTTTGGAAAATCAAGTAAAACTTATGTAGCTGGTATGAAAGACGGAACAATATCTATGTCTGGATTTTTTGACGCAACTGCAGACGGAACTTTACAAACATTAGTTGGTAGTAGTTCAAACAGTAATTTATTTGGATTTACTGGAAGTATTGCTTTATCAAGTTTAGTTAGTTATGCTAAAGGGGATGTTACAAATTATGGAATTTCAAGTCCAGTTGGCGATGTAGTTGCATTTACTTTAGATTTTCAATCAAATGAAATTATTGATAATGGATTAGTATTAAGTCCAGTAACAACTTCAACTGCAACTTTTACAGGAACGGCCGTAGATAATTCTGCTAGCACAAGTAATGGTGGTAGTGGATTTTTGATAGTAAGTGCTGCAAGTGGAACAACACCTACACTAGATTTAGAAATTCAACATAGTGCAGATGATGTAACATACGCAACATTATTATCATTTACACAAGCAACAAGCACAACTAGTGAAATTAAAGCAGTAGCTAGTTCAACAACCGTAAATAGATACCTAAAAGTATCTGCTACTATTGGAGGTACAACGCCAAGTTTTACAACAATAGTTGGTTTTGCGAGAAATAATTAAGGAGAAAAGTATATGGCATTTGTTCACGGAAAAGACAGTGTTTTCAAAATTGATAACTCTGGTGGAACTTTAACTGATATATCTAGTTATGTTAATTCAGTTGATTTTCCAGAAACAGTTGATGTCGCTGAAACTTCTACCCTTGGTGATAGTTCAAAGTCCTATATTGTAGGAATGAAAGATAGCACTTTATCAATTGCTGGTCTATGGGATAGCACTTTAGACGGTATATTAGGTGCAGTTGTCGGTCAATCTGCAACATTAAGTTTTGAATATTCACCTGCTGGAACTGGAAGTGGTGAAATTAAATATACAGGAGAATGTATATTAACTGGTTATTCACAAAACAGTCCAGTTGGCGATGTAGTTAGTTTTACAGCTGATTTTCAAGTATCTGGAGATGTAACTAGAGGCACACACTAATTTAATTTAGAAAGGACGCACAATGACAGAGAAAATATTATCCGTTGAGGATATTAAAAAAGCAGTTGATACTGAAACAAAAGTAATTGATGTTCCAGAATGGGGCGGTGCAATTAAAATTAAAAGTATAACTAAAGGTGCTCAATGGAAAATGGCTAAAGCATCTGAAGATAAAATGGACGCAAGTTTATTTGAAAAATTACTTTTAGTTAATTCAATAATTGAACCAGTCTTTGACGAAGAAACAATTGAAATACTTTATGAAAAATCAGCTGAAGTTGTAAATAGAGTTTTAGCTAGTATCTACAATATATCTGGATTAAGTCAGGAGGTACAGGCAGAGATAGCCGAGGAATTTCAGGAATAATCCAGACTTATTTTTCCAATATAGATTAGCTAGAGAACTACACCTAACTGTTCAAGAACTTCGTAGTAAAATGTCATTAACTGAGTATTCTTACTGGATACAATTTTATTTATACGAGGAAGAAATGACTAACAAACAAATTGCTATGCAACAAGCACAGAGTAGGAAAAGATAATGGCGTTTTCTGATATTGCAATTAGACTAGCAGTTAAAGGTAGTCAAAAAGCTAAAGCAGAACTTCAAAGTGTTACAGGTGGTTTTGGTAGTTTTCTAAAAGGTGGACAACCTATTGGTCCAATGTTGGCTAAAATGGGGCCAGCTATGGCAGCAGTTGCCGGAGCAGCAGTTGTTATGGCTGGTGTTAAAGGAATAAAAGCAGCAGTTGACGCTTTTGCAGATTTTGATGACAAGATGACACAGTCACTTGCTATTATGAAAACTACTGAGGAACAAGAACTAGCTATGGCTAGAACTGCACAACAAGTTTCACAAATAACTACTCTTACTTCTACACAAGCAGCCGAATCTTATTTCTTTTTAGCGTCAGCAGGTTTAGACGCAGAACAATCAATGGCTGCATTACCTCAAGTAGCTAAGTTTGCACAAGCAGGTATGTTTGATATGGCTAGAGCAACAGACTTAGCAACAGACGCTCAGTCAGCTTTAGGATTAACAGTTAAAGATAGCCGACAAAACTTAATTAACTTAACTCGTGTAACAGATGTTCTTGTAAAAGCTAACCAGTTAGCAAACGCTTCCGTAGAACAGTTCTCTGAAGCATTAACAACTAAAGCAGGTGCTGCTTTGAAAGTTGTAAATAAAGATGTTGAAGAAGGTGTTGCAGTTTTGGCTGCATTTGCAGACAGAGGTGTTAAGAGTGCGGCAGCAGGTGACAGACTTAACCAATTACTTCGTGATATTCCTAGAGCAACTGCTAAAAATGGTGAAGCATTTAAGGCACTTAATATTGAGATGTTTGATAGTGAAGGCAAGATGAAAAATATTGCAGACATTATTGAAATATTAGACGGTGTTCTTGGTCCAATGTCTGATGAAATGAAAGCAGCAACTTTAGACCAGTTAGGTTTGAACAGAGGTGTTGCTGACGCAGTTAAAATTCTTTCTGGAGCAAGTGACCAAATAAGAAACTATGAACACGAACTTAGAAATGCCGGTGGTGCAACTGAACAAGTAGCTCAAAAGCAATTAGAAAGTTTTAATTCACAAGTTAAAATTTTAAGAAACTTAATAAATAATTTAGCAATATCTATTGGCGAAGATTTAGTTCCGTTTTTAATGAAGTTAGTTGAAAACACACAAATAATTGTTAAACGATTACAAGATTTTAGAAACAGATTAAATAGTGTAAATCAACCACTTGAAGTTATGGGCGTAAAAGTTAAGACAATAGCTAAGGTTTTATCTTTTGCATTATTTCCCGGACTTACTTTAGTTGCAACTGGTCTTAAAAAAGTATTTGGCTGGATTGGTAAAAGTAATGCAGCGTACAAAGAAGCAACTGATAAAGCTAATCAATTAACTGACGCTTATGCTAGACAACAATATTATTTAGGATTTGTTGCTAACGAAACTGAGAAAATAGAACAAAGTAATTTAGTTTTAAGTGATGTATTAGACGGAACTAATTTAACAGTTGCAGAATTAAATGCAATTATGAACGAGCACGGATTTGTAATGAATGAAGCTGCTGAAGAACAATATGAATTAGCTAGAGCATATGAAGACGGATTACTTGGTGGATTACAAGGTGTCATAGCTGCTTACGACCAACTTGAAGCAATTCAAAATAGAATTGATAACGCTGAAAAAGCAAGAAACAAAGCACTCAAAGACCAATATAAAGCTGAAGAAAAAGTTACTAAAGCAACTGAAAATTTAGAAAAAGCTAGAGATGATTATACAAAAGTTCAAGGTCAAGGTTTAAAAGTAACCAATGAGGAAGCACTTGCAATAGCTAGGGCTACTGAGGCCAGAGATGAATTACTTGCCATTGAGGATAAATCAGAAATACAAAAACTTGAATTAGCAGTTGCACAGGAACAACTTACTAAATTAATTGAAGAATCGACTGCAGTTAGTCAAGAGGAACAAAGAGCACTTGAAAATATAACTCGTGCTGAAGAAGAACTTACTC